TAACATTTACCAATGAAGCGTAATCAAGCACAAGCTGATCAAATATTTGATAGTATTATGAAGGGAGAGGGTGCGCAGATAATGGGAAAGAAAGCGGGAGTGCCTGCTGGGAGCATTCATGATTATAAGCTTATGGTAGATTTGCCTGTTGGATATCCGAAAGATGAGGAGGGATGGAATCAGAGTGTGAAGCATTTGATGGAGGTAGCGATTTGGAAAGGAGCAAAGAGGATGGCTGAGGGAGGGATGGACACGTTAGAGCTAAAGAGCATCCCGTTTACAATGGCAGTATTTGTGGACAAATTATTGTTGATTAGAGGACAACCCACAAGCATTCAACACATACAAAGCGTAACTTTAACACACAGAGATTTATTAAAAAATATAAAAGAAGCAAAAAGCGAAAAGCCAATAATTAATGATGCTGTTGAAGTGGTTGAGTTAAAAGAATCAGAAAAAGAAGATGAGAGGTAAAACAAAATTAAATTTTTGCGTACTTTGCAATGTTCCTGTCCCTGTTAATAAGAATACATTTTGCAGTGAAGACTGTCATCGGATTTGGTGGAATGATCAGCCGATACACCCAATTATTCCGAAGATAAATTCATCTACGGAAGGAGCGTTAGAATTAAGGCATAAAAGGACTCAGCTTTGTCAGTTAGAAAAAGCTGATCCGTATGTGTATGGGTATATTCCAGACCATTGGGAGATGGCAAATGAGGAATGGAATGGGGCAAGTGAAATACTTGTAAGTGGGGGAAACAGGGCAGGGAAGACGTTGTGGGCGGCGAGGAAGTGTATCCAGGTAATGTTAGAGAAAGACAACGCGCAGGTGTTATGTTGTCACACTAGCAATGCGACTAGTGTTACGGTGCAACAGCCTGCCATATACAATTATTTGCCTGTGGCATTAAGAGGGACAAAAAAGGGAAAGATTCACTATTTAAACTACAGTAGGAAAAATGGGTTTACGGATGGAAGCTTTATATTGCCTAACGGCAGTAGGTGTGACTTTATTAACTATACGCAGAGTGAAAATACTATTGAAGGAAGAGAAGCTGATTTAGTATGGTGTGATGAGTTAGTGCCGCAGAGTTGGGTAGAGACATTGAGGTATCGTTTAATTACAAGAAGAGGAAAACTGTTAGTAACACAAACGCCAATTGAAGGAGTAGCAAGTGTTTACAAAGAGTTTGTAAGTGGAGCAAGAATAGAAAAATGGGGAGAAGGAGAGTTGTTAGCGGGAAAAGTAGGATCTGAAGGGTGGCCTAAAGGAAAAGCACCTAGGGTTATGAAGCAACAATTAACTGAAAGAAAGACGTTGTTTTTCTTCAGTGAAGACAATGCGTATAACCCGTGGGACGAGATGAAAAAGAAATTGGCTGGGGCACCAATGGGTCAAATATTAACTCGTGCATATGGATGGGCAACAAACAATTTAGGAAAAGCGTTTTCAAGGTTTCGTGCAGAAGTGCATACAATAGATAGGGAGAAATATAAAGATAAAAAAGGAACGCTTTATATGGTTATTGACCCTGCTGGAGCACGCAACTGGTTTTGCTTGTGGATGTTAGCGTTAGAAGATGGCAAGAAAGTAATAATCCGAGAGTGGCCTGATTTTGCTGGGTATGGAGAATGGGTATTACCTAGTGAAAAAGCAGATGGTAAAGTTGGCCCTGCACAGATGTTAGGTAGTGGAGGTGGAATATCTGAGTATCGAGAAAGGTTTAGGCAAATAGAAGCAGAGTTAGGATATGGAGAACCTATAATGCGCCTTATTGATCCTCGATCTGGGGGGACAGCAGCAATGAGTGAAGCTGGAGGAACAACATTAATTGAGTTGTTAAGTGAACCAAGTGAATTAAATGGAGATGAAGGGATGGCGTTTGTTGCGGCAAGTGGTATTCCAGTAGAACAACGAATTGCTTCAATTAACAGTGAATTAAGCTGGGACACGACAAAAGATATTACTGTGTTGAATGAGCCAAATCTTTACATTGATAAAGATTGTTATAACTTGATATGGTGTTTAAGTGAACATACGGGAAGAGATGGGCAAAAGGGAGCTAGTAAAGATCCTGTAGATTGCTTAGGGATGTTAATAGTTAGTAAATTGGAATATATAAGCGAAGGTGGAATGAACTCTGTTAGTGGCGGTTCTTATTAAGAATTTTATGTTTGAAAATAAAGATGAAATGGCAACAGTTGGGGCTGAGCCAGATTTAATTTCATTGTGTAAAGAATTGGCACGTTCAACAGGTGAGAACAGCGGAAACAATAGGGTTACTAGAAATGAAGAGACTCGATTTTGCCAATGGGATGGACAAAGCACAGATGGCAAAAAGTGGACAGCAAACACATCTTCTGGAAAACAAGCATTCCCTTGGGACGGAGCTAGCGACACAAGGATTCCATTAGCTGACGAGGTTGTTAATGGGTTAGTAGATTTGACTACTACAGCATTTTGGCGGTCGATGATTAAGGTTAGTCCTAATAGTTTTCAAACCCAAACAGAAGCGTCTACAGCGTTTTCTTTGATGGATTGGACACTTAACGCTAACATGTATAACAACCTTACTGAAGAGGTTGAACTATTGGCGCAATATTTGTGGACATATGGATGGGCTGGAGCACATGTGTCGTGGCAACAAGAGATGGGGCAAAAGTATCAGCATTTGACAATGCAAGAGATTGTGCAAATGGCACAACAAGCAGGAGAAGGAACAATGTTAGGAACGTTACCTAACATGATTATTGATCCTGAATCTGAAGATCGCGTTGTTGAAATTTTTATGCAGGTGTTTCCTAGCATTAAAAAGAAACGCGCATTAAAAGCAGTTCGTGAATTGAGGAAAACTGGAGAATGCGATTTTCCAATTCCTACAATCTTAAAAAACTCTCCATCAGTAGTAGCATTGGCACCTTGGGATGACATTTCGTTTCCTCCTGAAACAACTGATTTGCAATCTGCGCGAGTAATCTTTCGTCGTGCATTTTTAACAGAGATGGAAGTTAGACAAAAAGTGTTAACGGATGGATGGGATGAAAAATGGGCAGATGAAGTAATTCAAAGAGCTGGATCTGGATCTGATGAGTTTGTTTTGGGTTCGTTTACATCAAACAGTGCGTATGACAAAGCAAATTTAATTGAGGTAGTGTATGCCTACCAGAAAGCATTGGATGAAGATGATGTGCCTGGAGTATTTTGCACTGTTTTTAGCCCAAAAATCAATGACAGTTGGGGTAAATTTGAATTGATTGACTATTCACATGGTCTTTACCCGTTTGTTATCTGGCGGACAGAGACATTGCACAGAAAAATTACGGAAAGTAGGGGTGTCCCAGAAATTTGTGCAACATGGCAGCAAGAAATTAAGGCGCAACGTGATAGTATCTTTGATTACACGTCGTTATCTACATTGCCACCAATTCAAGTGCCTAAGACTAGGGGTGGAACACTGAAGCTAGGCCCAGCAGTGCAGATTCCAGTGTTGCGACCAGGGGAAATTTCGTTCATGCAACCGCCTTCGCGCGAACCTAATGTTGCGTTTAATTTGATTCAGTCAATTGAAACTCAAACAGACAGGTATTTTGGCAGGCCGACAGAAAAAGTGCCTCCTAGCGTCACCCAGATGCGTCAGCAACGCATTGTATCAAACTGGTTGCATGGTTGGACTGCTGTATTTCGTCAAGTGTTAGCGTTAACAGTTCAATATGTTGGGCCAGAAGAGATTTCTAGGATTACAGGTTGTCCAGAACAACACGATATGGCTACACTTGATGTTACGCTTAAGTTTGACATCCGAGAATTGAGCACTGATTTGGTTACTGAAAAATTAAAAGCAATATCATCGCTTGTTTTGCCGCTAGATTCAGGTGGAGTTGTTGATAGGACAAAATTAATTACGCTTGCACTAAGGGCAATTGATCCAACGCTTGCAACAGAGCTAGTAATTCAACAAGGCCCAGCAGCACAAAAAATGTTTGATGAAACAAACCAAGAAATGGCATTGATTGCATTGGGTAACCCGCCAAAATTGCGAGAGAACGATCCTACAGCTAACACAAGACTACAATTTTTACAGCAGATCATGCAGAGCAATCCAAAATATCAGCAATCATCGCAACAAGACCAACTATTTCAGCAAAATATGCAGAAATATGCAGAAAATTTACAGTTTAGTATAACGCAACAACAGAACGCACAAACTGGAAGGTTAGGGGTTCAACCAAATTAATAATATGCTTACAAAAAGATCAATAAAGGCAATTAGAAATAGCGTTGAAGACCCTGTTTTTATTGCGTTAATGGAGTTTTTAGAAGATTCAATTAAGATGGCGTTAGAAACGGCTATTATGCCAAATCAAACGCCTGACGATAGAACATTTAATTGCGGGCGAGCAGCAGCATTAAAAGATTTTCGTTATGAAATTGAAAACATTCAGTTGACAAAAGAAGAAGAATCGAATTAAGTTTTAATCATGTTTCTGTGTTTGTGTAAACACTGGTGTTAGAAACCCAACTTGCAGGGAATAAATAGCATGGCCGTTACATCCAATAAAGGGGAAGCGAACCCCATTAAAAACACGGAGTCAGAAGTAAACTTGAATCCAATTGTCTTCGACGAGTTGGCTTTGAGTAAATTGTTAGAGAGTAAACTCTTTAACTCGGAACCTGTTGAAGAAAAACTTCCTGCTGCTGCGGATGCAGAAGAGCAAGAAGTTGCAGAGGATCAGCCGCCTGAAGAAACGGTTGAGAATCAGGACGAGTCTCCTGAGTCTGTTCTTTCTGAAGATAAAGAAGAAGAAGCGGAAGAACCTGTAGATTCCGAAGAATCAACTGGTGTTCAAAAACGTATTGATAAGCTTACAAGGGCTAAAAAAGAAGCTACTGAAAGGCTATCAACACTAGAACAAGAGTTGAATGAAACGAAATCTAAGTTGCAAAAGCTTGAGGAACAACCTCCGTATGTTGAGCAACATGCTAACAACCCGTTTAGTGAAGTTTGGGACATGCAAAAATTGCAAACCGAATATCAAAAAGCGCGTGAGTTAAAAAGGTGGTGCGAAGACAATTCGGACGGTGCTGAACTGAATGGAAAAGAATATTCGTATGAGGACATCAAATCAATTCGTCGTAAAGTTGAAGATGCAATTGATATGCAAATCCCTCAACGCGCTCAATTTATTCAGGAACATAATCAAATTCGTCCTACCGTAGAAAAACTATATCCGTTTTGGAAGGATCGGGCATCAGTGGAATACACTGAAGCACAACATGTGCTCCGGCAATTGCCAACAATTGCTAACATGCCAGACTACCAAATATTGGTTGGAGATTTTATTATGGGACGCAAAATGAGAATGGAAGCAGCAAAGAAATCTGGCATTAAAACCGCACAGATTAAAGTTGCACCTAAGCAACCATCAACTCCTAGCGCAAGCCAGGGGCGAGTGGATAAAGATAAAGCAACAGCAGAATTCGGTCGCAAACGCTTTTTAAGTTCAGGGGGAGTAGATGAATTGGCTCATTTATTGAAAGGGATGTAATTTTATGCCACTATTAGGTTCTTTTACACAGATTGGTGTTCGTGAAGAGTTAGCAGATTATGTAGCAGTTGTAGACGCAAAGTCTACGCCGTTTGTTTCAATGGCTCCCAAGGGGAAAGACATTGGAAACATGACGTTTAGTTGGCAGGTAGACAACTATTCTGCTAGTGTAATGTCAAATATTGGTGATGGTGTTGATGTTGCTAGTGCTGATCACACAAACGCTTCAGCAAGTCGAGCGCGTATGAGCAATTACGCTCAAGTATTTCGCCGCAATCATCGCACTGGGTTTATTGCTGAAACCTCCAATGTTGCCGGAGTTTCTAGTGAAACGGCTAAAGGTATTGCAAAACGTCTTGTGGAACTTAAGCGAGATATGGAATGCACATTCCTATCCCTAACAAATGCTTCGCCAGCATCTGTTGCTACTACTCCAGACCTAAGTGCAACAACTAGCGTTACAGCATCATTGGGTTATACGCTTCAAACCACACCTGCTGCAACTACTGTTGGAAAAGCTCCTCTAAATTTTGGAGCATCTTTAGACACCACTGCAACCGCAAGCCTTACAGAAACTACAGTTCAAAATCTTTTGGGTGCTATTTATTCTAACACTGGAACTATTCGAGATTACGACATGATTTGCGGCACTACACTTCGTCGTGCAATGACAAATTTAGCTGATGCAAAGCAAATTGGGCCTACTATTAGTGCAACACTTGGTAATACTGCTACTGCTATTCGCACGTTTAACAAGGAACTAGGTGATGCTACTTACAAATCTTCTGTTGACGTTTTTGAAGGGGATTTTGGACGACTATTGATTCAACCCGATGTGTTTATTGGTGGATTTGTAACAAACAATGCAAATGGTGCTGCTTTTGTGGCTGTTCCACATAAAGGTTATGTTATTCCATCTGATATGCTAGAAATCCGTTATGCTAAATTGCCAGAAGTCAAAGACCTTCCTGATGCTGGCGGTGGTCCTATTAAATTAATTCAAGCTATTGCTGGATTAGTTGTAAAAAATCCAGCAGGGTTTGGTATGTTTAACGCAACAGCGTAATTCTTAATCAATGGTGGGAGTAGCGATTGGCTGCTCCCACCACTTTCTATGAGTAACATTATAACAGAGATTGGTGATGATATGCCTCAAGAATTGCGTGAGGCAGTAATTAAAGAGCTTAAAGATGGTCACGCAAAAGAAATGGCGACATCTGCTATTAACCACGCTAGGATGGAAAAAGTTAATAGAGCAGATCATAAAAGCGTTGAAGGATTAGGTCGTCTTAGGATGCGTATTGATAATGGTATGTATCACACTTGGGGGCAGAAATATGGGTATAACTGCTGGCGTGATAGTGGATTTTTAAAAGAGGTTGAACGTGACAACCCAGAAGTTCGCGTTAAATGCGGCGGAACTAAGTTGCAATTTGGATTTACTAGTGCTAAAAAATACAGCAAGAATTACGGAGAGCTTTAACTTATGAATATTGGAGCAACAAGAGGTGCAAGTGGAGAATATGGTGGGATCCTTAAATCTGGAGCACAAACTACTAACGGTTGTTATCAAGGATTTTTAACTATTACAGATTGCACAATTACGTGGGCTAGTTGTGTTGGAAATATTACTACGACAGGTGCTGCTGATTCATTGGTTCTTGCAGGAACTTATGTGCCAGGAGCGTGGACAACGATTGTTTCCACTACTGGCGTTTATATTATTTACAACCGCAGACCATAACGTGTTATGGGGCCGTTAACAATTGGATTGCGTGGAGTAAAGATTGGAGCTGATGGAACATCGATTAGGCTTCCATCGTTCATTATTGTAGCTAGTGCTGACCCTGCGAGTTTTTTGCTGATAAACGGAGTAGATTTTTTGATTTTGTAAACTTATGGCTAATTCAACAATTGCGGAGTTAACAGCTTTAACAAGTGCAACTATTGATTTGAATGCGGATTTGCTTCCGCTTTACGATGCTAGTGCTGCAACAACTACGAAAATCACGACAAAAGATTTTCAACGGAACATCCTTGAAGGGCCGTCAGTAGTTGCAGCTAGTGGAATTGCTAAAGGTGTATATTTTGACGGTATAACACCAGGTCAAAAAATCCAATATAACACTACTGCAAACGCATTAATTGGATATGGCGATTTTACGGTTTACGCCAAGTTTAAAATGCCTGCATTTAGCGGAAATGCTTACGGAAGCAAAGGGTTGTTTGCTTTTAAACCAGATTCAACATCATCTAATACTCCGCCAGTAGGTGAATATTCATTAGAAGTTAGTGTTGGGGTTGATGCAAGTGGTAATCTTGGAAATCTGTTAGTTACAACAATTACTACAAACAGTAATCCATCGTATAATACTAGGGCAGACACTTATCGACAAGTTGTACCTGCTAATTTTTCAAGTAAATATGCTGGCAAAATTATTAATTTTGCGCTTGTTAAAACATCAACAAGCATGGTGTTTTATGTAAATGGCGAAGTCCTTACTCAAAGTGTTAGTAATGCTCCTGTTCCCCCAGATTACAGCGTTCCACTTACACATTATCTTAGAAATCTTTACACAAGCGTAGGTTCTGCTGGTGGGACTATTTCTGTTCCGTGGTCGGGAACTTTTTATAATTTTGCAGTTTACAGTCGTGCGTTAAGTTTGGCTGACATTGAACAAGTTAACGCTTTTGGAATTGATGATTCAGATCAATGGGCTAGGGCTATTGCTGATGGTAGCGGCAATCGAATCAATTTTGATATTAACGGCAATCCAACAGTGTGGAACGGAATTCCATCAAGTTCTACTGCTTCAAATACTAACAACGTAACCATTACTGCTGCCGCTACAGGAACGGTAGTAAATCTTAGTCCAGTTATTACAGTAACAGCTCCAAATCCATTACTTAATGGCGACAGCGTTACAATTACTTCAGGAGGGATTGCCGCTGGGACTTATTTTGTAAGAGATTCAACGCCAACATCGTTTAGTGTTACACCCACTATCGGGTCATCACCAACTAACGCAACCGTTACTGGAAATGTATTTTTCGATGTAATTTCGTCGAGTAATATAGCCCAAAAAAGCACAGCAACAGGTTCATTGTCAGTATATCGAACATTTAACGATACTGCAGGTGCTCTTATAGTTGGAAAAAGATATCGTGTTGGTGCAAAGTTTGCAAACAATACAGGAGAAGCATCTTATTTTATTTTTTCTAGCGGGCAAAATACAGGAAGTCCTAATCCATTTGCTCCAATTTTTCCAAACACAGATTCCATAACAGGCACTGCAATTGCTCATGGTGCAACTGGATATTTCTTTAACGAATTTGAGGCTAAAACTCAAAATCTTTACGTTACTTCGTCAACAAGCAATACTTCGTTTTCTGCAACAACAGCTAATACGCAATCATTTACATTTACTGATTTAAGGATTTCAAGGGTTGGAGCAATTCTTAATCCTAATCTTTCCGATGAAAGGTTTCAAGATAATGCAACTTCTCTAATTTCTACCTACAACGGTCAATATGATACTACAGGAACAGTAATTAGTTCCCAGTCGTCTGCTTACGTTGAAGGTAATCCAAATTCTATCGGGGTTGCTTCAACGCTAACACCCACTTCAACCAATCCAAGCGGAAGACCTCAATCATCGCTTTATAACGCTCAAAACAATGTATCTGGCAGGTATCACGGAGATGCAGTTAGCGGAAGAAATAACATTGAAACATCATCTGGGCCTACTATTCTTACGGATAATTACGTTAGGATTAATTGCAATAACGATTCTAACATTTCTAATTTAGCCAATGTTGCTGCTGTTAGTATAACTTCAGGAACAGGCAATGCTCAAAGGAGTGTGCTTATCGGTTCTGTGACTAATACTGATACTGTTCACAATGCTCTTGGATTTGCAGCAGGAAGTTCTTCAGCAGGAGCCACTGGTCTTGCTTATGTTTATTGGGATGGAACTGACACTACAACGTCTTTAAAATTGCGAACACCTACTGGTGCAATTAAAACAATTACAACGAGTTAATTATGCCAACAAAAACTTCAGTTATTGTTCCAGTTGTTGAACCTAAAGCTGTTATTTCCTGGAAGATTGAACAGCTAACATCACAAATGGTAAGTGGTGCCCTTGAAAAAGTTGTCATTGGACTTTGCTGGCGAGTTACCGCCACTAAAGGCAATTTTCAATCAACGCTTTATAACAGCATTACTTTTCAACCGCCGGATCCTGACAGTTTTATTGTTTACGCTGACCTTAACGAAGAAACCGTTTTAAGTTGGGTCTGGGCTTCTGGGGTTAACAAAGAAGAATGCGAATTGTATTTACTAGACAACATTAAGCAGCAAGAATTGCCTCCTGTAGTTGCTTGTTTACCATTGCCCTGGGCTTAATTATGATCACAAATGAAACGTCTAATCTTGTTGTAAATAGTATTGGAGGTGCGGGTTTTGGATTAGGGGGGGCATTTCTGCATTATCTTCAAATTGGCGGATCAATTGGTGGAGCAATCTCAGGTATTATTGGAGCTGTTATTTCAATGATTTTCCTATATAGATTGCTGACAAATAAAAGAAAGTAAAAAATATGAGCAGATTAGTAAACTACAGTACGGTATTACAACAATCGTGTGAATTAACTGGGCGTGTTTACCCACCAACAATTGAAGAATCTGCGATGTTTAGGACATATATTGGACTAGCATTGCGTCAAGCTTGGGAGTTTTATGATTGGCCTGAAATGCGTGAGTATTCCAGAGAATATTTTGCTCCATATTACGACCCTACAGTTACTTATTCCGTTGGAAGTATTGTATATTATTACTTAGACACAAAATATTACCAAAAAATTAGCTCTATTGCTGCTGGGACTACTCCAACTGTTGGAGTCAATTGGGTTCTTGCTGCAGATAAATGGCCAACAGCTTTAATTTATTCTGCTGCAACAAGTTACTCTGTTGCAAACATTGTGTTTTATGAGGCTAATAAAAATTATTATTATGTGACTGCAACTCCAACAGCAGGAACCCTCCCAACGGATACTACAAAATTTGCTAAATTAATTGTTTTTCAGCGAACTATTAATTTAACAACTGATTCAGGCGGAACACTAAGAACAAATGAAATTGGCGATGTTTTAAGCATTACGGAAAATGATCCCAGATTGTTTATTACTGAAACATCTGTTGTAAATTACAATTATTCAAGTGCTGGCATTGTTATTGACAATGACATTTCTGCCGTGTGGTTAAAGCGAACATTGTCGCCACCTTTAAGCACTGATCTTGGCGTTAGTGTTGTTACTGTTCCTTATCGTTTTTCTGATTTTTGTTCTTATTTTGCAGGTGGAAGAATGTTAACAGTTGACGGAAAAGGAGAAATGGGTGCTGAACTTATAACAACGGCTTCGGGAATTCTTGCAAAAGAAATTCTTAAAGTTTCTAAAACAAAAAAAGTATGAACAATTGGAAAACTAGTCTTGCTGGTGTTGGTGCAATTTGCGTTGCTATTGGTGGTGCTCTTGTTGCAATTTTTGACGGTAACGCAGCTACAAATGTTGATATTCCTCTTGTCCTTGCTGCTATTACGGCAGGTGTTGGACTTATTATTGCTAAGGACAGTTAATGGATTGGTTTAGTAAACTGATTACAGCCGTTTTAAAATGGCTAACAGCAGAAGCAAAAACGGATGTTACATCTATTAACGCAACGCCAGATCCAGAGCTTCGCAAAGATCTTAATGATCGGATCAATGCTTCTGATCCAAGGTTGCGCGACTAGAGTTGTCTATGTGCTTCACGGTGAGCCTGTAAGGCTTGCTGACAGCGTTTATTCCAGGGTTTGGGTCAAAGACGCATCCGGTCAAATAATTCGATCTAAGAACCGTATACAAATCCCAGAAGGATGGTATGCTTTGCCTCGTAGCAATCCATGAGAACATCTCTTTACAGTACGGTATTACAGCAATCGTGTGAATTAACTGGGCGTGTTTACCCACCAACAGTTGAAGAATCTGCGATGTTTAGAACATATATTGGACTAGCATTGCGTCAAGCTTGGGAGTTTTATGATTGGCCTGAAATGCGTGAGTATTCCAAGGAATATTTTGCTTCACCTTATGGCAATGCTACAAATTACAATGTTGGTAACTTTGTTTATTTTACAACTGAAGCAAAATATTACCAGCGTGTAGGAACTAGTGGAAGCGGTATTGACCCTGCAACAAACGGCATTTTAAATGCCAGTAAATGGGCTGAAGCTAAAAACGAATGGACTAATGCTTCAAATTATAGCAATGCATCAGCATATATTGCGGGCAATGTAGTATTTTATGCACCAACGGAACTTTACTACCAATGTGTTCTCGCAACTGGCGGTGGAAATTATCCTAGTAACCCAACTTATTGGTCTGTTTTAATTCCGTTTTACAGAACTTTAAGTTTAACTCATGACGCTCAAGGAGTAGTAAGAACAAATGAAATAGGTGAAGTTTTAAGCATTACTCATTTTGACCCTCGCCTTTTAGTTACAGATACAAATGTTAATTATTCTTACACAAGTGAAGGAATTGTAGTTGACGACGAAATTCCTTATGTGTGGTTAAAACGAACACAATCTCCACCTTTAATTACTGATCTTGGTTATGCTGTTACAACTATTCCTTATCGTTTTTCTAATTATTGCACATATTTTGCAGGTGGTAAAATGTTAACGGTTGACGGAAAAATTGAAATGGGTATTGAATTTACAAACGCTGCTGCTGCCGTTCTTGTTGAAGAAGTAAACAAAACAGTAAGAGAAAGCCCTGCATTTAATCAAATTGAAGTGTTTAACAGGTAATATATGCCAGCAAATCTTTTGCAAACAGTTGACGGAGACAATGCTTTTGTTGGGGTTAATTCTAAACTTGCTCCTCATTTAATTCCAAGCGGATATGTTTCAAATGCTGTAAATCGTATTTTTGATAACAATGCAATTACAAATCGTTGGGGAATTATTGAGCCAGTTTGGGGTGGTGTATGGGGAGAAAATGTAGCTGGAAATTTTAACTCAGCTTCTACTAATGTTAAAACACTTACCAGAGCTTCTGCAACACTTTACCCTCATGCCGCAAACAGGATTATAACTGGAGATGTTTCATGGCGTTTTGGAACTACTTCTACTGCTAATTTAATAATTCAATCTGGAACTCGCGTTGTTTCAGATAATGGAACTACTTTAGTAATAGACAAAAGTACATTAATGCCAATTTCTTCAACAACCACCTCCCTTGCTACCTATAATTCAACAGTTGGGTTTTCTGATATTGTAGGCGTTTTGCCATATAATTATTCGCCAAATGATACTGATGGTCTTTTAATTGCCGTAAATGAAGCCAGAAGTGACGGTGGAAATGGTCGAATTTTTTTTGTTTCACCTTCACAACCTCCATACGAAATAACAACAAACGGATATGATTTTTACGACAATGTTAAATTTATTCAATGCGCTGAAAGTATTGTGTTGTTGAGACCTGGAAATTTGCGTTCATATTTTAACGGAGAAGCTGGTGCTGTAAAAGTTACTTTTGTTTCACATAACACAACTCTTTTTATTACAATATTTTCTTCAACAAATCACGGACTTAAAACTGGTGACTTTATTTATTCAAATGTTGCAATTTCTGGAACAAATAACCCTGTAGCTGCAAACACCTTGTATTATGTAACTGTTTCAGATTCCAATGCTTTTTATTTATCAACAACAGCAAACCCAACTTCAGCTTTTTTTTATAATCTCTCTTTAAACCTATCTTCAAATCCAGTTACGTTTCAACGTGGTTATATTAAATTAAACACATTGGCAGATTTTGAAACTGGTGATTTAGTATCTGTTGGGCAAGTAGGCAATTCAAAAGCTTTGTGGGAATATAAAAACATAACAGCAGTAATATCTTCAAATTCTGTTTTTACAAAAATTGCACATGGATTTGCTGCTGGAGATAGAGTTGTAATAATAACGTATACAGGATCTGGAATAACTGTTGGGTATAATTATTTTGTATTGCTTACAAATGTTGACACGTTTAGTTTATCGTTGTCGCAAGGTGGATCTGCTATTACTGGATTAACAAATGGTAACTGCACGTTAAGTTTGGCTAGCTCCATATCAACATTTTATGCAAATGTTCAAGGAAATCGAATATCTCTGCATTCTACGGCTGCAAATGCCAGGTCTCAAACAAGTGCTTTAATTTTTAAAGCCAGTTCAACAGTGTCTTCCAATAATTATTTTTTTGAACTTCAAAAAAATTCTTCAGTGTCTTCTATTAACGAACGTGTAGATGATTGGGAAAACGATGCACCTCCAATCATGATGCAACCATTTGATCAAACAGTAACAGGATCGTCTTTAATACAAGGGTTTAAACGTATTCCTGCATCCAATTATATTAGTCAATATGATGCTGCTTTAGACACAATAACTGTTACAAATCACGGATTTGTTGCTGGAGACAAAGTTGTTATTTCAAATGTTTCAGGCATTGAATTTTGGCACGGTTTTGACAATGATGATGCGTTAGACGATTTACAAATTACATCTGATTATACATTTTACGTTTATCCAATTGATTCCAATACTCTAAGTCTTTACAAAAACAGGACTGGAACATCAGCCCAAGAAGATTCATTAACTAAAAGCTCAAGGGCATTAGGAACTTTAGAGTCAAATTATTCTGTAAAAGTTTTAAAAGCTGGAAGCGGATATACTTCACCTCCAGCAATTAGAGCTGGAAATCTTACTACAGATACAACTTTAACGGTATTAACATCTGTTATAAGTGACGGAAAAGTTGCTTCAGTTTCTGGTTCTTTAACATCAGCTAGCCCTTTAGTTTTTGAAATGCCTAATTCTCTTATTGACATTAAGGGAACCCAACAAGTTATTGCAACAATTAAAAAATTTGGAGCAAATGCTCAGCCAGTTCCAACAGGCAGAGACGGAATTTATTTTCAAGGAAGGTTGCTAGTTTTGTTTGGGCCTGACAATTTGGCAGTAAGTGACATTTTAGACCCATTGCATTATTCTCCAGTTCTTTCAGTGTTTAAATTAAGCAATGTTGGATCAGATAATGTTGTTGCTATTTATCCGTTTAACACAACAACAATAATTATATTTAAAGAAAAATCAATTTTTTCAATTTCAAACATTCAAGGTGATTTGTCGCAAGTTGTTTTAACGGAAATAACTCGTGAATATGGATGCGTTGCACCACTTTCTATTGCTGGAACAGGATCAGATGTTTTATTTTTATCGCAACGTGGTATTGTTTCATTAAAGCAAACAGAATTTGGAATATCTCAATCTGTAACAATGCCGCTATCTACAAAAATTGAAGAAATTATAAAAGATATAGATCCACAAAAAGCCTCAAATTCAAGCGGCATTTATTTTGAAAATAGATATTTTTTATCTATTCCAATATTGTCAAGTAATGCGTCTTTAAAAGGGTTAAACACTAGAACTGTTGTTTTTAATTTTGTGTTAAAAGAATGGGAAGGATATTGGGAAGGCGATATGCTTATTCCTAAATACTGGGTAAAACTATTGATTAACAAAAAAAATTGTTTGGCGTGGGTTGATTCTGCAGGGTTTATTAGATATTTTGATTCGGAATCGCTTGTAGATAGGGCTTCTAATGGAACCACAAAAGAAATTGCAACACTTGTTGAGTTTAGAGGCTATTCAGGAAAAACACTTGCTTATAAACAGTGGACAGATGTAAGTATTGAACTATTAACAAATAATCCAACTTACAGCATTGAAGCATTGTTTGACGGAGTAAACGAAATTCAAAAAATAACACTTGTTCCAGAAACAAGAAATAAAATAAAATATTTAACATACGGAACAAGCGATTATGATGTTAGTAATTCAAAAGATGATTTTTTAAACCCTTACAGAGAAGATTATTCTGTTTCGTTAACAACAGGGGCCAATCGGTTAAAGCTTGGGTTAAACGGTTTAAAATTAAAAATTAAACAATCGTTTTTGCACAAAGCGAGATTAAAAAAACATAGTGCTAGCATTCAATTAAAGCTAATCACCACAACAGGAAGCGTTGATGTTTTAGCTTGCGAAGTGCGTGGAGTTCCTTTTAGATTGTTTGGAAAAATAGATTCTTAATTTATGCCACTTTTTGCAACAGTAGTTCCCGGAGTTCAAGTAAATAACAACACGTTAATTGACGCAGCATTACTTAATTTAATTGCTCAACCAAGTGTTAGCGTTGTTGGATCAGTTGACGGTGGATCAATAACATTAGGAGCGGGGTCTATTGGAACTTCTAGCATTATTGACGCTAATATTACATTGCCAAAAATTGAACTTGCTACAGCAAACTCTGTTATTGGAATGGGAACTGGTGGAATTAGCAATGCTTTTCTTGCTGCAAGTTCTGGAATTTACACTGATGCTTCAAGTATATATTGGAAACCAAATATTGTTCAAATTCAAGTTGCTCCAACTGCCGCTGCTACCATTTCAACTCTTAGGACATCTCCAACAGTCCTAACATCATTTAATTGCCCAATAACAACAACAAGAACAAGCAATGTTTTAATAAGATGCGTAATTACAATGGTTACAGATAACCCTACCGGATTAAGTTTTATATTAAAAAGAAATGGAACTGAAATTGGAAGTGCTGCCAATAATTTGAATTACACAAATGCTACTTACGGAATTGCTTCAGCACCTTTAGGGACTAGTCAAATAAAAATACATTATCTTGATGCGCCTGGATCAATTGCAACACACACGTATTCTCTTTCTATATATACATATACTCTTGCTTCTGGTGCTCAATATTGCATAGGCAAAAATAGATTGGATTTAACTGGAAGTGGTATTTCTCTTGGAATGTCGTCTATTATATTGCAAGAAATGCCAACGTAAATTATGCCACTTTTTGTAACAGTAGCTCCAGGTATTCAAATAAGCGATAATGTTAAAGTTGACGCAGCATTACTTAATTTAATTGCTCAACCAAGTGTTAGCGTTGTTGGATCAATTGATTCAGGGTCATTAATATTGTCAAAAAGTTCCATTGTTACAACTGATATTATTGACACTAATATTACATTGCCAAAAATTGCAACAATAAATGCAAACTCTGTTATTGGAAGAGGAACTGGTGGAATTACCAATGCTTTTCTTGCTGCAAGTTCTGGAATTTACACTGATGTTTCAAATATATATTGGAAACCAAATATTGTTCAAATTAAAGCTGATCAAATTACACACACTAGTGGAAGTAACATAAGTTACAGCGAATATCCGTTAATTGAGTTATATTCATCAATAACCACAATTCGCAACAACTCTAAAATTTTAATTAACGCAAATTTTGACTTTTACACAAGTTATGATGGCTGCAGCATTGTGTTAAAAAGAACATTTAACAATAATACTACTGAAATTGGAAGCTCAGGAAATGACTCTAAATTTTTAAGATCTGGCATTTTAGCAGTTTCTAAAGGGAGTACCAATTTAGCAATTGAGTATATTGACAACGCAAGTGATTTAGGCAAATACACGTATAGTTGGTTTTTAAGGACTGGGTATGCAGACACTGTTTTAGAATTAAAATATGCAGTGGGAGTTTTTGCGGAGCCAGACAGTATTTATCCGTATAATTCACATTTTATAAATTTTAGCCTTCCAGCTATTACGTTAGAAGAACTTCCTGTATGATAAAAATCATATCAGAATATCTTCGTAAAAAGCTTCCGTTAGGTTTTGTTGGTTGGACAGATGAAGCTCTTGAAGATTACGTAATGTTCCACATGGAACAAAAGACGTTAAAATGTGTATGTAATTTAATGACAATGGAAGTAAGTGCAGTCCTTGTTGGATGGCAACAAGATAGCACAGAGATGGTAAATTTTAATTGGCAGAAAACTGATCCTAATGGTAAGTATTGGTATTGGGATCAATTTGCTGCCAATTCTCCTAATGACGCAATGGCTGTTGCCGCAACATTCTTTTTGGCTCATCCTCAATCAGCAGTTATGCCATCTGTTGGAATGAGAAATGGTTCTATGAGACGTTACAAAAATGTTATGTCGGTTTATAAAAAAGCTAGGAAATAATATGGGAACTAAAGTAGAAGCACCGCCGCCAAGAGATTATTACGGTGAAACAAGGGACACGCTTAGAGCGCAACTTGAGTTAGCTCCACAGCGTTATGCTGGAGAGTTGAAATACGCTCCATTATACCAACAGCTTCAAATGGATTTGATGAGACAAGCTGCTCCTGGAATGATGGAGATGTATAACCTTTATGCTCCGCAATTAGGACAAGTTGAATCTCAAGTTCGATCACAATCTAGAAGTTCAGACATTGCGGACATTTCAAGACTGGGGCCAGAAGCAATGGCAGCGGCACGAAGAGCAAATCCAATGCAAGCGTCAATTGTTGATTCAATGCTTCAACAAGCTAATTCTGGAATGATGGCAGGTAGCGCATTAACACCAGATCAACAGCGCATGGTTCAACAACAAACACGAGCAGGCTTGCAAGCTAGGGGTATGAATGGACAAGCCTCTGGAGCTATGTTAGAAGCTCTTAATAGTGCATATGCTGGCAGTGGAGTGCAACAACAACGAGCGCAATACGCTACGGGGGCAATGGGTGCGTCTCAAGCATTGTATGGAGATGTGTTCCAACAAGTTTTAGGTCGTCCTAGCCAATCGTTTGGTATGACTGGAGGGTTTGCCGGAGCGTCTAAATCGTTTAATCCTGGACAATTGTTTAACCCTGAATCTCAATATGCAGGAGACATTTACAATCAAAATTACCAAGGACAACTTGCGGCAAACACTGCTAGTGCTGCTAACAGTTCTGCTTTAACAGGTGGAATAATTGGTGGAATTGGAAAAATTGCTGGCGGTTTCCTTGGTGCGCCTGCTGGTGGATTTGTTTCTGGATTGTTCAAGTAAATATGATATATTATGGGCGAATATAATTACTCTGCTCCGTATAGAGGCACTGGTGCGGCATTGCCTGAAGGTTATTTGAATGCCTTGATGCAACCTGGTCGCAATATTGGGGCTGGTCTTGAGTCTGCTGGCAATGCTATTGCTGAAGGAATTGGCAAATATTACAAAAACAAGGAAGAAAAAGCTGGAGCACAAGCTGCTGCGGAAGGAGCCGTTGCTCAATATTTAGGGCTAAGCAATTTGCCTCAACGTCAAGCAGGACAACAGGACGAAATGGTAAGAGACAGGTATTTGGGGCAAGTCCAAGACCGACAAAAAGACATCATGAATGTTGTTGGGGAAAAAACTTGGAAAAAATTTCAAGATGGAAAAGCTAGCACCCCTGAAATACTTGGACTTACTCACAGCTTAGGCGTTTACGACACAAAAAAGAAAGAACAACAAGCTGTAGATTTTCAACAGGAACAAATTAATTTAAGCAAAGCAGGCTTAACGGCAAATATTGAAGCAAATAAAACTGCGGCTGAGCAAGCTAGAATAAATGCGCAACAAGCTAATGAAGTAGCTAGGCTTAGAGTTGGTTTAGAAACCCAAGGAATGATCAATCAAACAAAAAGTGTTGAAGAAAACATTGCTAATTCAAAATTTGATCGAGAATCCAAAAAAGAACAAAATCAACAACATAATTCTATGTGGAAAATTTCTTTTAAAAATGCCGAAGAACAATCCAAACAACTTATTAACGAAATTGATTCAGGCAATACACTTTCCAAAGAACTTGCGTCAAATCCTCAAAAGTCAGGCGAATCACAAACTACATATTATACAAGAATTCTTGACGGCATAAAAACTCCTGTTCCTTGGGACGTAAGAGGCAAAATGTTATCAATTGCACAAAATTTTGACAGGAATATGCCTGAGGTAAAAACACTTGACGGCAAGAAATATTTATTTTTTAACGGAACACAGACAGAAATATCGCCAAAAAGCAAAGGAAATTTTGTTCAAGCTTATACTATTGCCGGAGAAGTAATGCCAAACATGTGGAGAGACCTTGACACTGGACACCTTATTCAACCAAGTTCAATTGGTAATCCCTTTACAACGGCACTGGCAGGTCAATTAACAGATCCACAGGCAATAAAAGCCCAGAAAGAACAATATGAAAATCAGCAAAGAGTAATAAATCAGTGGAAGAGTATTGGTAACAATAATGTCCCTCCAGACATTACTAATCCTACCAATGCTATTCCGTTTGGAGCTGGTAATTTAACACCGGGCGCAAACGGAAGTTTCAATTTTAATCCCACACCTAAACGATAAAAACAATCTAAATAAAATAATTCATGCCGCAAACCGTAAACATACCTGACGTTGGGGCTGTTAATTTTCCCGACGGAATGACAATGCAGGAAATTAATAATGAATCATCTAAACTTTACAATAAAGCTCAAGTTTACAAAACAACCCCAAAAGATGAACAAAACACATCAACGTGGTCTAATTTTTTGGCAGATGTTCCTATCCCAGACGCTCCGCGCGAAGAGGCAATTCCAATAACAGAAGAAGATCGTATTAGAAGCCCTTGGAGACAACCAC